ATATGGAACCAGTTCTGTTTCTATGTCAATGGTCTGCGATGCCTTGCTAAACTCGGTTGGATTGATAGAGCCTAAAGCGGAAACAATGAAATTTACTCTCCGCTGCAAGAACTCACCGATAACCTCACCGTGATTTTCTACCGCCATATGTGCACCCATGAACATAAAGCGGAAAGCGGTTCCTGATGCTTTGCCTACCCCCTTCAACGTTTCAAAGGATATTCTTGGAGTGTTTGACATATCATAAGCCATATTAGTAAGGGTTTCTGCTTCAAACTTAACCGTATCCGGAACTTGGTTCCACGTCAGATACTGGGCATCCGCACCTTCACCTGTGAGTTTAACCATCCTATCCTTAATCTTACCCATGAAGCCTTCTACATCACCAATCAGTTTTAGCAAAGGGAAAAAGTGATAGTCGATACAATCAGCGTAGTTAGATAACAGTTTCTCTAACCGGACACGGAAGGTCTTTATCTTCTTGCAATAAGGTTCAGGACGATAAGCATAGAGAACCGGTAGTTTTGGGAATCCATGAGCAAAAGGCGTTCTTTCTTCATACCCTTTAGATAAATCCCATTGATAAACCATTTTGTCCGTGATAGTCGTAAAGCAGGTGACCTCCGAATCATCCATGAGCTTCTTTTTATACTCACGTGAGAAAGCAATCATTTTACCTTCATCGTTAAAGAACGGGTATAGCTTATCACCTCTGAATGGAGACCATAACACACTTTTCAGTTTCTTGGTGGGCTTGACCTTGCCACCGAACGTAGTCTTAACTTTCTTCCAAAACTTTGCCCAAAACGAATCATCATCGGTAACAT